GTGATAGAATTGTACTCCAAATAATACATACAGCTCTACAAATGCACAAAGCACAGTACTTATGCGTATAGGTACTGTGCTTTTTCTTTTAAAAATAGTCAAAATTTGTGTGCGTTGCTCAACCGTTGCACAACCTTTAACTAAATGATGATGGTATTTTATTTACTTCTTCGATATACTGCTCAATCGTTTTATGGGTATACACATCTGCAGTAATGTCTTTACTTTGAGTGTGACCAACGATAGCTTTTAGAACGTAACGATCCATTCCATAATTACTGGCCAAGGTTATGAATGTATGTCTAGTATCGTGTGGTAAGTGGTCAGATATACCGACCTCTTTACAAAATCGTTTTATTGGCTTTCCTAGGTACTTTGACGTGTACCCATGAGGGATAAGTGTATCAGATTTAGAAACGCTCGCCTTGGCGTAAATTTCGCGATAAAAAGTCATAACACAGTCGGCAATAGGTATTAATCTATCCTTGCCGGCTTTTGTTTTTACACCACCAATGATATATCGTTTATCTAGGTGCACGTTTTCAAGTTTAATGGATAGTAACTCTATCGGACGCATACCGGAGTAGATATACATTAATAAGAGCTTGGCTATATCCAGATGTGCGTGTTCCCATATGGTTTGAATTTCAGCCTCTGTAAATGGTTTATGTATGTCTGACTTCTCAGCTGGTTTTAATTCAAGGAGTGCTGCATAGTTCTTAACGATGATATCGTTCTTAATAGCAGACTCAAAAGCGCCATTCAATCCTTTTAATATGATAGCTATAGATGAACGACTTAAATGGATATTTTCATCGATTATAGCCTGTAGGTGCACGAGTTTAATTTCTTGTATAGGTTTATTCCAAATCGATGTTAACTTCGCTTGTGCGGTCGAATATCCGCCTTTTTTGACGTCTATTCCTTTTCGTTCTTTGTCAGCTATCATCCAACGCCAGCATTCACTAAACAGTACCTTCTTCGTTTCAAACTTCTCTGGGTAGATACCATACTCTGATAAGGCGTCCCATGCTTCCTTTGATTTAGCATAATAGCCAATCGTCTTACGTTTACACTTGCCGGTCTCATCGTAGCCAATCGTTACGACTGCACGGTAAGGCTTGCGTAAGGGTTTATGTTTCATTTTGTAAACGGATCCAGAACCGTTTGCTCTTTTCATAGCCATAATGATATACCTCCTAAAATACCCCTATCGTGTGATAGGGGTATTATTTTATTTAGATAGCTTATTTACATCTAAGTTATTATCAACAATATCTCCGAGTTTGTATAAAGTTAGCGCAGTCTTTAACTGTTCAACTTCTTCAGATGATAGGGCGTAGTCTTTATAATATTGCGACCCTCGATATCTAATGATTGGGTTATCACCTTGCGTTAAGATGCGCAATCCTTCATCTATTTCTGGGATTGTTAGCAAGGCATACTCATAGGTTCCGGAATCATCTAATCTGATATTTTTGCCTCCACCGCTTTGCCCCGCAATGACGCCACGCATGGTGTAATCATATTTACCTGCAGAACTGGAGAACGTTAATTTATCCCAAAATATCCAATTTGTAGATATATCTAATGGGGAGAATGTAACAAATTTGACAAAAGGTCCTACTAAATGACCCGAGGAGTCTACGAAAGCAACCCATGATACAGAGTTATTCGGTTGTATCGCTCTTTGACTAGAACTGTAGAATTTATATTCCCTGTCTACTTGATCATATTCAAAGTTTGTGTTGTTTAGAATAGTATATATTTCCTTTTCTGCATCAGCCTTTTTCGTCAGCTCGGCTTCTTTGTCCTTTTCTTCCTGCGCTTTGCGAGCCTCTTCTGATGCGGCATAAGCTGTTTGATTAGATGTATTTTGATGGTAATCAGTTATTACATACCCTACTAATACAGCCATAATTACCCCTAAAACAGCTGTTACTAACACTCTTTTGTTCATACTTATCTCTCCTTAAATTTAAAACACAGAATGACTAAATAGGCCCTCCCTAAAAGGCTTATTTAAATCGTAAGCTCTCTTAACGTGGTCGTATTCCGTTTTACACATAGCTGATACTAAATAATGGTAATCTCTTTGCGTACTAATATAAGGAAATAGATTATTTAGCTTGACGCCATACTGTTGAATTAGAGATAAATTGTTTTTAATCTGATGGCCCTCGTGTGAAAGTATATTAGCAGATAATGCAGCAGCTGATTTGCTTAACCCAAAAACATACCTGTAAGCAAAGTAAAAATCTTCAATATTAGGACCCTCTGTTTTATACCTAGAAATAAAACCATATACTAAAGTGGCAGGCGCTAATAGCTCCCTAGCAAATGTGTTTGCTTCCAACTCTAAAATAGGGGATTTGACTAACTCTGGATCACTCATTTTCTGTAAATGATGTCCCCTAATTATGTGTCCAGCTTCATGACATAGACTCCACAGTTTACGTTCTTTTGTTTTTATTTCTGAATCATATAAGATATACAAATCATTTGTTTTAGGTAAATATAAGGTCGCTGCATCGGATGATTGTGTATACATTCCTATTATTAAAGGGGATACTCCGAGAGCTTGCGCACCTTGTTTATAAGTTTTAACACAAACATTTTTTTGTTTTATTAAATATTCAATTACCATTCTAGGTGTTAGCTTAATTTCATCACTTATTAACTTACGTGTATTGTGTGCCTCTTTTATCGTACTTACAAGATTATTAGTCAAGATCATCATCCTCTGGCATATTCGAATCATGTTTTGACTTTAGGAAACTAATAAAGTCATTTAACTGTTGTCTTTCAGCCTTACCTAAACCTTTGTAGTTCCTTTGTAAAGATATTAATTCTTCATCATAACTAAAAGTATTTTGGCTATCAAATTGTTCTAATATATCTGCAGGAATATTTAGCCCCTTACAAATTTTTAACACGTTATCTATAGATGCGCCACCTACGTTATTCAAAATAGAATATAAAGTGGTGTAAGGCATGTCAATTCTAGCGGCAAACCCTTTAATTGTATCTATTTCTAATATTTTTTCTTTTAAAAATTGTTCTCTCGTCATAGTAATCACCTCTAGTCATAAAGTCCTCTCATATATATATAATAATACATCAATTACGAAATATCAATATTTAAATACGATATTTCGTAATTAAAATACTCATTAATAAATCATAAACAAGCTTAAACTGGACAAATTCGAAATATCGTATTATGATGATGATATAAGAAATACGATATTTCGAATTAGAACTATTGAAATATCGTATTCTAAGAGATGGTAAAGGGAGGTGAACACATGTATCCAAATCTAAACGCCGAACTCGCAAGACTGGGTTGGAGTCGAAAAGTACTAGCGGACAAGCTAGAAGTTCGATACGCAACCATTCTGGATAAGTTAAACGGTAAATATCCATTAACTTATGATGAATGCGTACGGATTAAAAATCTTATGGGGGCTGACATTCCTCTTGAAGTTCTTTTTTTTACCGAGTAATACGAAATATCGAATTGAGTTATAAAAGGAGGTATCCACTATGAATAAACAAATACCGGATATTACACCAGTAGTCGCTGCATTAGATAGGTTTATTATTACAACCTTAGATAATGGCTACTTGGAAGAGGTTCAATGTGTAAGTGATCTAATCAACGCAAGGGTCACTTTGGTATCTACTTACCAACAAATGACTAGCAATGAATGAGCGCTACCTATTAGAAAAGGTGGCCAACCAATCTATGCTAGACGTACAAAATAGCCCCCTCGGTACCGCAAATACCGAAGAGGCTCAATCAAAAAATAATTCGATTTAAGATGATTATACATCATAGAGGAGTATATGACCATGATTAAAAAGACAATCGCAGTATGCCAAATGGCTACAGTATTAGGATGGACTATGACAGCAGTTCGTGAATGTATCGCAAGGGATAAGTTCCCATTCGCTCAGTGTTGGCAATGCCAGGGCAAGAAAGGCAGAACATTCTCCATTGATAAAGAAGGCTTCCGGTTCTATCTTGCTAACACACTAGGGTGGACGGCTAGCCGAATTGATAAAGAGTTCAAAGAAGCTCACATTTATTAATTATACGAGGTGTACATAAATGCTTACAGTGATAAAAATAATTGGCTTCATCTTAATCATCGGAGCTATGGGCTCCCTAGAACTTGACCGAGTATCATTCGGAGGGTTCTTGATGCAAATCATGTTAGGTGGCTTGTTGATCATATCTGCTAGCCAACATGAACGCATTAAATATCTAAAGGAACGTTTGTATGGCACGCACTGAGCGTAACTACAGACTCCGCCAGGATGTGTTCTATGAGATATGGAACGCTAAGGCCGATGAATATAAAACGCAGAAGTCCATACAAGACGCTGCGAAACTGTCGAAATCTACCATGCGAAGATTACTACTCGGTAACAGAGTAGACTTCCATACAGCTCAAGCCATAGCATCCATATTTAATGTGCAAATTACTGTTCTCTTTGGTGAGGTGATTAGTTATGAAAGACTATAGCGGTCCACATCCCGTTATGCACATGGCTGTATTAAGAAAAGGGCTTGATTTAAAGAAATTAGTCTATGAACGTACAATATACGGCTTTGTGACCTGGTGTAATGAGGTCGGTATTAGTCCAAGAATTATCAAGCTAAATCGTGGTGACTGTTGCCGAATATCCACCGCAGAACTTATAGCAAAGAGCTTAAAAGTCTCTTTCAATTCTATATTCAAGCGTACCACTATTAAGCAAAACTCATGGGGTAATAGGTTTGGATATAGATTGAAGATCAATGAATTTAAAGCATTGTTATCTAAGCGAAAGCTAAAAGTAAAAGATGCTGCTGAAATATGTGGAGTACATTTCGTCACACTATATAGCTATTTAAGAAATGAGAAAGTGGCTAGATTTAAAACCGCTGTTCTAATTGCAGATGGACTTAAGGTCCCTATAGAAACAATATTCCAAGTACAAGATTACTAATACTACAAGAAAGGTAAACATAATGGACAAAATAAAAATTAACTCATTTGAGTTAGAGAACGTGAAACGCGTCAAAGCCGTTTCGTATGAACCTACAGAAAACGGCCTGACTGTTATAGGTGGTAAGAATGGCCAAGGTAAAACATCTATTTTAGATGCTATCGCATGGGCGCTTGGTGGTGCTAAATTTGAGCCTTCCAGTGCAGCACGTGAAGGTAGCTATAATCCACCTAAACTTGAAGTCAAACTATCTAATGGATTAGTTGTAACTCGCACTGGTGCTAATAGCACGCTTAAAGTACTAGATCCAGAAGGTAAGAAATCTGGCCAAAAGATTTTAGATACATTCATTGGTCAGCTTGCCTTGGACCTTCCTAAGTTTATGGAAATGAGTGACAAAGAAAAGGCTCAGGAATTACTTCAATTATTGGGCGTAGAAGATGAGTTAAAGCAACTCGAAGGTGAATACCAAGAGGTGTACGCTAAACGTCATTCTATAGGGCAAATTGCCACTCAGAAAGATAAATACGCTAAAGAGTTACCAGCGTATGATGATGCACCTAATGAACCTGTAAGTGCATCGGAACTCATTAAACAGCAACAAGATATCCTGCTTCGCAACGCTGAGAACCAAAAGAAACGAAATAACGTATCTGCTATCAAGGCTCAAATGGTAACAGTCAACAACTTAGTAGATGAAGCTCAACGAAAGTTAGAGGAACTCCAGGCTAAGCAGACACAACTAGCTGAAGATTATGATATCGCAACGACTGCAGCTAAAGATTTAGAGGATGAATCTACAGCAGAACTTGAGGAACAAATTAAGAATGTAGATGAAATCAACTCTAAAGTACGAGCTAACCAAGAGCGTCAACGTGCATTGCAGGAAGCTGCAGACTTTAAACAAGAATACGATGAGTTAACGGACGACATTCAAGACATCCGTGATCGTAAGAATAAATTACTTGAGTCTGTGGATATGCCACTACCTGGTCTATCTATCCAGGAAGGTGTGCTTATCTACAACAATAAACAATGGGACTGCATGAGCGGTGCTGAGCAACTAAAAGTGGCCACAGCCATCGTTAGAGCACTTAACCCTAAATGTGGCTTCGTATTGATGGACAAAATGGAACAAATGGACATCGATACGATGAAAGAATTCGGTGGTTGGTTAGAACAAGAGGGCTTACAAGTTATTGCCACTCGTGTAACAAACAACCTGGATGAATGCTCCATCATCATTGAAGATGGCCACATTAAAGGTGAAGAGTTTAGTACCACAGGTAAGACTACTAAGTCTAAATCTAAGAATAAACATGAACCTAAAGAAGATGTAATCGAAGAACCTAAAGTAGAAAGCGATTGGGGTGAATTTTAATGAAGATTGTAACAGGTAAACGTAAACGTGCTCAAAAAGTCGTGCTGTATGGCACCGAAGGTATTGGTAAAACTACCTTTGCTAGTCACTTCCCTTCTCCAGTATTTATTGATACAGAAAGCAGTACAGACCACTTAGATGTGGCTCGTACTGAAAAGCCTACATCATGGACAATGCTAATCTCCTTCGTAAAGGAATTTGCCATGATGCCAGGTGGCTATCAAACATTAGTCATTGATACGGTCGATTGGGCGGAACAGTTATGTGTAGAACATATCTGTGCTCAACATCAAAAGAAAGGTATCGAAGAGTTCCCTTATGGTACAGGTTATGTGTTTGTACGTGAGGAAATGGGGCGCTTCCTTAACCTGCTTGATGAAGTCATTGATGCCGGAATGAATGTAGTACTTACTGCACATACACAAATCCGTAAGTTTGAACAACCGGACGAGCTAGGCGCATATGATCGTTTTGAATTAAAGTTAGGCAAGAAAACAGGTAGCCAAACTTCTCCTCTTATTAAAGAATGGGCTGATATGGTGCTCTTCGCAAATTATAAGAATGAGATCATTACATCAAGCGCCAATAAGAGAAAGGCAGTCAATGGTAAGCGATTAATGTACGCTACACACTCTCCGGCGTGGGACGCTAAGAACCGTCATGGATTACCTGATGTGATGCCATTTGAATATAGCCAAATCGCTCATGTAATTCCTGATGATGTGCTACCAACTGCTGCGGCTGATGAATTAGCTAATGCTAGCACTGAGGACTACGCACCAGAAGTAGTTGAAGCGGCCAAACAACAAACCGGCCAAGTCATCACTAAGGAAGAACCAAAAGTAGAGCCAGAACCAAAGCCTGAACCTGTAGAAGATGAAACACCATTAGTTGAAACATCTATCCCTAAACCATTAAAAGACTTAATGGCTAAAGATGGTGTGACATTAGACCAAGTACAGTCCGTAGTTGTAGCTCGTGGTAAATATCCACAAGGTACTCCATTTGAAAATTATGATCCAGCATTTGTAACAGGTTGGATTATCCCTATGTGGGATAAAATTGTTGAATTCATTAATAAATAAGAAACGAGGTAATAGATTATGAGCAGCGCATTTGAACAATTAGGAACAGAAGCATTAGGTTTTAACTCTGAAGTAGTAGCAGAGGTAAAGGAATTTACATTACTTCCTGCAGGTGTATATCCATTCGTTATTACTAATGTGGAAAAAGGGTATACAGATGTAGCCACTGCTAAAATCCCGGCTAACACACCTAAAGCAGTTATCACATTAGAGGCTGACGGTGGTGCACAAGGTAAAAATAAAGTCACTGAACGATTGTACTGGATCCCCTCCATGATGTGGAAAGTGGCCAACGTTTTTATCGCCACTGGTTTAGCTAAACCAGGTGAAAAGTTTATGGCAAATCCTGACTTATTAATTGGCAAAACTGGTCAATTTGAACTGAGCCACAGACTATATGAAAAGAATGACGGTACACAAGGCACTGCCAATGAAATTAAGAAGTTTATCCAACCTAAAGAAGATAGCTTCGGAGGGTTCTAATGGAACTAAGACCCTATCAGACAGAGGCAGTCAATGCCGTATGGTCAGAGTGGGAGAAAGGAAATAGACGTACCCTGTTGGTGTTGCCAACGGGGTGCGGTTAACGCAAGACTATATGTTTTGCAAAAATTGCTGAGGAGGCAGTCAGAAGAGGTAAGCGTGTATTAATTCTGGCACATCGTGAAGAGCTCCTTCAACAAGCATCAGATAAAATCATGCAAGCCTCTGGACTGACTACAGCAATGGAGAAAGCTGAGCAGTCATGCATAGGAAAATGGGATCGTATTATAGTCGGTTCTGTACAGACCCTATGTCGTGACAGCAGGCTAGCTCTTTTTAGCAAATCCTACTTTGATACTATCATCATCGATGAAGCACATCATGCATTATCGAGTAGCTATCAAGCTATATTAAATTACTTTGACACAGCCGATATACTCGGTGTTACTGCTACACCAGATAGGTCAGATATGCAGAACTTAGGCAAGGTGTTCGATAGCCTAGCTTATGAATATACCCTACGTGATGCTATCAGTAGTGGCTACCTGGTGAAGATACGAGTGCAGACATTACCATTACATATTGACTTTACTAACGTAAAGATAACGGCTGGTGACTTCCAAGCCGGTGATATTGGTAGAGTATTAGATCCATACTTAGAACAAATTGCAGATACGTTACTTGACTACAAAGATAGAAAAATAGTGGTATTCTTACCACTTATAGAAACGAGTCAAAAGTTCTGCAAGATGCTCATTGAACGTGGATTTAATGCTGCCGAAGTAAATGGTAATAGTAAAGACCGTAACGAAATTACAGAGGACTTCGCCAATGGCAAATACAACGTACTCTGTAATTCAATGCTACTAACTGAAGGGTGGGACTGCCCTAGTGTTGACTGCGTAATCGTACTTAGACCAACTAAATCAAGAGCATTATATACGCAAATGATTGGCCGTGGTACTAGGTTATGCGAAGGGAAAGACCATTTATTAGTGCTCGACTTCCTATGGCACTATGAGAAGCACTCACTATGTAGACCTGCTCACTTAATAGCTAAGTCTAATGATGTGGCTATTAAGATGACGGAAATACTTGAAACTACAAGTATGGACTTAGAGGCAGCAGAAGCAGAAGCTGAACGTGATGTACTAGCTGAACGTGAAGCTGCATTGGCTAAAGAGCTTGCAGCAATGCGTAAGAAAAAAGCTAAATTAGTAGACCCATTACAATTTGAATTTTCAATTCAAGCTGAGGATCTAACCCATTACGTACCAACGTTCGGATGGCAGGTATCAAGCATTACTGACAAACAAAAGAAAACTATCGAAGAGTTTGGACTTAATCCGGATACTATCGAAGATGCCGGCAAAGCATCCATGCTCATCGATAGATTACACAAACGTAAGGCGGAGGGGTTATCTACTCCAAAGCAAATTAGATTTTTAGAAAATAAAGGCTTTAAAAATGTAGGGACTTGGACAAATACCCAAGCCTCTAACATGATAAGCCGAATTAGTGCTAGTGGTTGGAGAATACCGAAAGGAGTTAAACCTGCAACGTACCAACCATCATAAAGGAGTGCAAATGGAACAGAAAAAGTTGGATTTAAGAGAAGTATTGGAGTTTATCGACCCAGTCGATTGCTCCTACGAAGAATGGCTAAACGTAGGTCTTGCACTTCACCATGAAGGATATCCAATGTTTGTATGGGAAGAGTGGTCATCTAATGACGGCGAACGGTTCCATCCTGGTGAATGTGAAGCTAAATGGAATTCATTCGGTGCTTACACAGGTAAACAAATTACAGGTGCTACTATCACGCAGATGGCTAAAGAAAATGGATGGACGTCTAGTCGTAGCAATCAATGGGATGCAACTGCTATTCCATTTGGGACTATGGTTATGGCTAATCCGGATCCATACAAGATTATTGATAAGACCTGGGTAGAAGCCTCTGACATTGATATTCCAAAGCACTATCCTCAAGAACAACGTGTTGAGGACTTAACAAAGTACCTCCAAGCGTTGTTCGAGTCAGATGATTATGTGGGGTATGTGAACACAGTTTACATACATCAAGATAAAGACGGAACTGAGATTAAATCTCCGACTAAAGGAAGTTATGGTCGTACGCAAAATCAAATTTTAGACGCTCTACGGGCGAATAATAAGGTCGATGATGCAATAGGTACACTCGATGAAGAAGCAGGCGCCTGGATACGATTTAATGCATTAGATGGAAAAGGCGTGAAGAATGATAACGTAGCATCTTTCAAATTCGCATTGATTGAGTCTGACAATATGGACCTCGGTAAACAAAAAGCCATCCTAGAGCAGTTAGAGTTGCCTATCGCAGCTATGGTATATAGTGGCGGTAAAAGTATCCACGCTATCGTACATATCGATGCTAGTGATTACAACGAATATCGTAACCGAGTAGACTTCCTATACCAAATTGTGCAGAAGAATGGATTTAAAGTTGATAAGCAAAATAAAAATCCTAGCCGGTTATCACGTATGCCTGGCGTAATGCGTGCCGGTAAGCCTCAATTTTTAATCGCTACGAACATTGGTAAAGAGTCCTTCAAAGAATGGGAAGAATGGATAGCTACTGTCAATGATGACCTACCTGAACCAGAAGATTTAGAAGCACTTTGGGATAATATGCCTGAGCTTGCACCGAGCTTAATTGATGGTATCCTGCGTGAAGGTCATAAGATGCTAATTGCCGGTCCATCTAAAGCAGGTAAGTCATTTACACTTATCCAATTATGTATCTCTATCGCAGAAGGCAGACCGTGGTTCGGCTTTGATTGTGCACAGGGTAAAGTACTCTATGTAAATTTGGAACTTGATCGTGCATCATGCTTACATCGATTTAAAGATGTGTATGAGGCTCTACACCAGGCGCCAAATAACTTAGATAACATATCCATTTGGAACCTACGTGGCAAATCACTGCCGATGGACCAATTAGCACCTAAGTTAATCCGTAGGGCTGAAAAGAAAGGGTATAAGGCTATCATTATTGACCCTATCTACAAGGTAATCACTGGTGATGAAAACAGCGCTGATCAAATGGCTAACTTCTGTAACCAATTTGACAAGGTATGTACTGAACTTAAATGTGCAGTTATCTATTGTCACCACCATTCTAAGGGTAATCAAACTGGTAAGCGGTCTATGGACCGTGCATCCGGCTCCGGTGTATTTGCTCGTGACCCTGATGCCTTGATTGATTTACTTGAAATCGAAGCTGATAACCTAGATGAAAACAAACTCGAAGGTGCTCCAGTTGATACTAGCCAATGTACTGCATGGAGAATGGAAGGCACGTTACGTGAATTCCCTCGTTTCAAGCCTGTTGATCTATGGTTTGAATATCCAATTCATAAGGTCGATGATAGTGGCTTCTTATCGATGGCTATGTTTAAAGGTGCTCAAGAGAAAGGCCTTAATAAGATGAATAAGGCTAAGCAGTCAGCTAGAGAAAAGAAAAAACAGCAGTTAGTCGACGCCTTTAATATCGCCGCTGCTAAGAATAACTTTAGCGGTCGAGCTGATATAAAAGAGGTCATGAACATTATGCAAATTTCTGAAAGTACTCTTAGAAGATACTTAAAAGAAATGCCAATCTTCAAAGTCGAAATGGGTGAGATTGTTTCGAATGAAAATGTTAACCTTGATGATTAATTAATAGGTTAACAATAGCTCCGCCACACCTTATATATATATATAGGTATGACTGACATTTTGAATCTGATTGATAGTTGGAGTACATATGGTGGGGGTCGTAGACTCCCCCACCCATATGCCTCCTATAACTAATCAATTAAAAAGGTTTGGGTAGTAGTTTTGATGTAATTCAGGAGGTAATAAAAATGACAGTACGAGAACTAATTGGTTATTTAGAAAAGTGTGACCAAGATCAAGAATGTTATATTGACGCTAATGCAACAATTTATGAAATTGACTATGTTGACAATTTATACGATGGATTGGGAATAAATATTGTTACCGGATGGGAAAAGGAAGAAGATGATTAATAATGTTAGTCAAAGATGAAACAAAATATTGTTGGTGTGAGGATGAAGTAGCTGGCGAACCGCAAAATAGCATTAAAGAGGCTATTGAAGATTATGTCAATAATGAATATGACTACGGTGATTTTGATGCTTTAAGTCGAGAAGAATTATTGCAAACAACAATAGAAATAGGTCATCCATACCGATATGTACCTGAGATAGATGGTGAACGTGTGATTTGGAATGTGTGTGATTACAACTTAGATGAAATCGCTGAATGGTCAGATGATTACATGAAAGACGTTAAAAATGAACACATCGACGAACTAAGTAAAGAATTAACAAAAGTATTTCAATCATGGGAAAAGCGTCATGGGTACGAAAATAAATCGTGGGTTGTACAAGAAACTAAAACTTATCTTATTAATGATTACATAAAGGAGTGATTAGTTTGAAAACTCCATGTAAAAATTGTGAGCTGCGTACAATCGGCTGTCATGGTAAATGTGTGAGCTACATAATGTACAAAGCAAAAATGGATAAGCAGGCTAAAGAACGTAAATCGCAATGTGATGTAGTTGCTTATATTGGTAATAACATTAAGCATATTAGAAATAGAATAGGAAAGTGTAAATATGTCCTTAGATCTAACTATAGCGAATGAGGTGATGTATGAAAATATGGGGCTTGTTTGATGATGGAAATGGTAGCTATTCAAACGCAGTTGCTGAATACAACAAAAATAGGGGGGGCAGCACCAAATTATATCTATAGGGATTAATAATGTTGATGTTAACCAAGACTTAGCAATTAACACCTTGTATAATAAGCAGTTTTTATGGTCACAATTAGATAACTTAGATAAGCCAGATGTAATCCTAGCTAGTCCACCTTGCGAAAGTTGGAGTGTGGCAAGTGCAATGAAGGGTGGCAATGCATGTTGGAAGCAAGAACAAGGCATAACAACATCATTATTTGGAGGGTATGAAGAAAGCAGCAAATTCACCATTAGGAATAAAGCTGATTATGAAAACTACCAATTCAAATATGATAGGTCATTCTTAACGCGCATTAATGGTGAAATGTGCATATACAACACATTGAAAATCATTGAGCGTTATAAACCTAAAGTATTCGTGATTGAAAACCCCGCGTACGGGCGAATATGGGAATACATAAAAAATGTAATAGGGTTTGACATTCCTTATGAAAATCTAACCTTCTATAACAACTATGGATACCCATTAAAGAAAGCAACTAAATTTGGCAGCAATATTAACTTAAGATTACTTAAGGAAAATGTACCGGCGAATATACAGATGAAGGATTTAAAATCTGGAAGCAATAGATATAATTTACGGTCAAATATCCCATTGACACTCATTCAAGACATATTGATTAAGGATGTGATTGAAATTGTAATTGAATTCTTTATCCCTCTTCGCAAAGTACCAACAGGTACACACCAACAAAAACGGGTGACTGTTAAGAATGGTACACCAAGGTTCTATGAGTCAGCAGATGTGAAAGCGATTAGGAATTTATTCACAGAAGAACTTGCACCACATGCTCCTATGGATCCAATACAAGGACCTATTAGATTGGTTACCAAGTGGTGCTTTGGTAAGGCTAACTGCAAGAAGGCTCAATGGAAAACCACTAAGCCAGATACAGATAACCTTATTAAATTGTTTAAGGATTGCATGACTTCACTCAACTATTGGAATGATGATGCCCAGGTGTGTAGTGAAGTTACTGAAAAGTACTGGAACCCAGTCACTGGGATATGGGTTCACATTGAAACGTTAGAAGAACTACAGTGAAAGGTTGAAGCTATGAATAAAAAACTTGTATATGTTGCTCACCCATTTGGTGGTAAGGAAAGCAACCGTAAAAAGATTGATGTGATCATGGGTGATTTAGTACTAAATGATGTAAAACATGACTACGTATCACCTATCCATAACTATGGGTATGTATATCTGACTGGTGATGACTACCAAAAGGGATTAGATATCTGCTTAGGACTACTTAGTCATTGTGACATTTTAGTACTATGTCCAGATTGGCAATCAAGTCGTGGATGTAAAGGTGAATTTAAATATGCTCAAAAACATGGTAAAGCTATCTTCACATTAGAAGCCTGGAAAGCCATGAACAATATTTAGAAAGGTGGTTATACAATGCCAGTTGCAAGAACATGTCTTAAGTGTCATCGTAAATTCTTAGCTAAAAAAAATGAGCAGTACTGTAAGCAATGTGCTAAGGAGGAGTTGATGGCTATCCTTAATAAAGATAAACCTAAAGAGCAGCCAAAGGAACCCCCTAAAGAAGAGCCAAAGGCCCTTACAAAATGTAAGCGGTGTGGAACGATGTTTGAGTAAACAGGAAAAGGTCGCCCAGCAGTTAACTGTCCAACGTGCCGAATAGAATTAAATAAGCCTAATGAGAAGGAGTCACCTAAAGATAATCAATCTGAAAAGGTTAATGAAGTTGCTCCAGTTATTTCCAATACGGAAACTACTGAGTCTTATATTAATTCTGAAAGTGTTAAAAACTTATATGATGTTACCACTGATATAAAACCGAACCATATCTCCAATGCGATTGACCATCCTTCACATTATAACCGTGGCAAGATTGAAGTTATCGATTTCATTGAGGACCAAGGTCTATCGTTCCATCTAGGGAATGTTATTAAGTATGTTACACGTGCCGGTTCTAAAGGCGATAAACTAGAGGACCTTAAGAAAGCACGTTGGTATTTGGATAGGTACATTAATGAGGTGATGAAATGAAACCACTATTTGGCGGATACGTCACATTAGATCGTCATGAATATATTATGGTGTGTGATACCTGGGACGAAGCATTAAAGGAGCTACATTGGATAGCCTCACAATGTAAACCATGTGAAGGTATGACTATTGTAGTAGGTCGTGCTGTGCCATACCCAGGCCATATTAACGTAGATGAAGTTATTCAGAATGATATTAAGCGATGTCAAGATGAGATAGACCAAGGTGATGAGGTGTACTACCTTCATGACAATATGGTTACGCCTAGCCAAAAGGCTGAGTTACAAGATTACTTAACTGATGTCTACCGTGCGTGGATTAATCGGTATAACTTAAACGAAGCTGCATATCAGCTAACTAATATCACAATGTATAGATATAGTGAAATCTTACAAGAATGGCAAGAAGTATAGGAGACCTATTATGGAAGATAAAACAATGCGACTTATAGTTGAGTCTAACGATGAAGGCGAAACCTGTGACATCATTATTGAAAATGCAAGCCTTACATCGGCAATTTATATGGCTACTAAGTTAGTAACTGCCGTTGCCAAACAGTTTTCTAAATCAGAAGAGCATATACCATTATTGGTTAATGCTATGATGTTAGCCGCTCATGACCAATGTAGGAACGCTACGATTGAACTTAAGTCTGGCAAGCAGGATATATCCCCAGCACATTTATCGTAGGTATGCCTATGAGTAGATCGTCATGTACAGGGAGTACACATCCTGGGGTTAGAAAGCTACAGCGGTTACTTAATAGTCGTAGACGCATGAAGGACATTGAGTCACATCTACAACGCCTAGAGGTCGAAGCACAAGATGAGAGGTCTAATACTCCAGAGCAACAGCTTAACTTAAACACTGCGCAGCGTGACCTTAATAATGAATTCCGTACATTATCTAAAGAGCGATATGAACTATGGACATTGATATGTAAGATACCTAATGACATTGAGCGTACGTTCTTAGAGAACAGATACTACTTTGGAATGAGCATGAAAGAGGTCATTGAGGATATGAATTATAGTGAAGCACAAATCTATAATATCCAACGGAACGCAGTGAAAAGCTTTTGTCAAGTATTTTCTAAAAATAAATAAAGACAATATGCAATTAGAGGTAACACTTATGATAGTCTACAAGTGTGGAGCAGAGGATACCGGGGAAAGTCCTCTACTACCACACACTGTAGGGTACGTTCATAGTGAATACCTTTCTTGTACAACACCTCCACAGGGCTTTACAGCACAAGAAGTATCATTAGGGACTACGCACAACCACGTAGTCCCTTTTGCTTACTTCTCTAAAAGCTCGATAATTGACCTTTTGTCTTTTATTTTGAGAATAAATGATAAAAGGTACTCCCTCGCGATAAAACCAGCGGTGGTCGGCTCCGCGCGATATTGCTCCGCCTGTGAGAGAAAAAATCAAGTAGAAAGTACTTTCTGAGAGGACACTAAGAAAGGAGGTCGGAAATGGCAGTCGAGAGACCTAAAGTCAAGTTCAGCGAACATGGTGAGCTCATCGTAACCACTGCGGTCTTATGTCAAATCTTAGACCTAGGACCCGAGATGATCAGTAGACATAATCGTGCAGGTATGCCGAAGGTGGCCACCGGTTGGTGGAACATTCGAGAAGTCCTAGTTTGGCTAGGGATGTCAAAGGATAAGGACGGAACGAAGTCGGCAGCTCAACGTAAATTAGAAGCCGAGGCGGACTATAAGGAAGCCAGAGCCAAACGCGAAAAGCGACTAAGCGAAGTACTAGATGGTCAGTATATAGATGTGGCCGATGTACAACGTGAATGGACTGGACGCGTTTTAGAATTGAAGTCATCCCTTGGTCTGTTAGCCAAAGCGGTTAGCAAAGAATTCCCAGATGCAGATACTAGGGTGATTGTAGAGAGGACGGTGAATGAGTGTGTCAACACGTACCTCGAAAGCTATTCGAGGGAAGGGAAGTACACAAAAACGGAAATCGACCACAAAAAGAAAAAATAAAACGAATTCAAAAACTGAAACCGTTAAGACATGGAAAAACAACGTCGATGAAATTTCGTTTACGTGGACAGCTCCCGAACTAGAGGCCTTTAAACCACCAGAGCGATATACCGTATCCGAGTGGGCTGATAAGTTCCGTGTACTGCCAAGTACCGGTGCTGAACCAGGGCCATGGCGCACTCTCCGTACTCCATACTTACGTGAACCTATGGATATGCTCAACAATGATCTGATTGAACAAATCATACTGTGCTTCGGTGCACAGATAGGTAAAACGGAAGCAGAACTAAATATGATTGGTTATGCACTACATCAATCACAAGCACCTGTCATGATGGTATACCCAACAGATGCCCTGGCAGAGTTCAATAGTGAGAAACGTGTACAACCAATGATAAAGAACTCTGAACCATTGGAGAAAATGTATGATGCCAACGCCAGTCAGAAGAAGGAGCTAAACTTCACGAATGGCAATTACATGGTATTGTCTGGTGCTAACTCACCATCGAGTTTAGCGTCTAGGGCAATCAAATATGTGTTCTTTGATGAAATAGATAAATACCCGGCGTTCTCAGGCAAGGAAGCCAATCCTATCAAATTGGCTACAGAGCGTACTAAAACGTTCGTTGATGCCAAACACGTGATGGTATCAACACCTACGGTAGAAAACGGGAATATATGGAGGGCCTTTAAATCAGCTCACGCGCAGAAAGAGTACTATGTACCTTGTCCACACTGCGGAGAATATCAGACCCTCAAATTTAAACAAATTAAATGGCCTGAAAGTGCGAACGGCAACAAAGACCTAGTACGTGATACAGCGTACTACGAATGTGAGCACTGTAAAGAACCAATTCAAGATAAGTACAAAATGGAAATGCTGCGAAGAGGAGAATGGCGAACGGAGAACGTACCAAACTGTAGAGTACGATCCGTTGGCTACCACCTATCCTCTATATACAGTCCTTGGGTGGCCTTTGGTAAGGTAGCTTACGAATTCCTATCCTCTAAGGATTACGCAGACCAATTAATGAACTTTATCAACTCTTGGCTAGCTGAACCTTGGCGGTCTGCTAAAACTAAGAGCACGCAAGATATCCAGTTCACAGAGTCAACGTATGACAGAGGTGTTGTGCCTGATAAGGCTACACTCCTTATTGCTAGCGTTGACGTACAGCTCGATTATTTCTGGTGGGAAGTGAGAGCATATGCGCCAGGCGTTAAGTCATACTTAATCGACTATGGCCAAGCAAGTACATGGGATGACCTAGAAAATATTATCGTCAATCGTGAGTATCCAAGTGAATTTGGAGAGCCACGCCAGGTAATGAAAGCCGGTATTGACTCAGGGTTTAGAACAGATGAGGTGTACCAATTCTGCGCAAGGTTCCCTGAAATCTGTATTCCGCTTAAAGGTTCATCCAATAGCACAACAATGACAGCGCCATATTCAATGTCAAGTATTGAAAAGGGTGTTATCGGAGGGTTAAAGCTGTATGTACTAAATACAGATTATTGGAAAGACTTTATCTTCGCTCGAATGGTAAGGCCTACAGATGAAATCGGTACGATCCATTTGTTTAAGGACTGTCCTCAAGAATATACGGACCACTTACGGGCAGAAGAAAAGCAAGAAATTCGTAATGTAAAAACAGGAGAGGTAACCGTTAAGTGGAAACCGCTAACTGGACATCCTACGAACCACTTGCTTGATACATGTACTTACAACGCAGCAGTAGCAGATATTGCCGGCGTTAAATATTTAATGGAGCCAGAACCTTATGAGGAAACTGAAGAGGTCCAAACATACGAGGACTACAGCGGAGGCATAGGGAACACTGGCCATTGGTTTAGATAGGAGGTGAACCATGAGCGATGTAAATGAACAACTTGAACGTGTCCGCCAAGTTATCGAGGATATCGAAACTAAAGGATATTCAGAGTTACAGATTGGTGGCAAGCGGTTCAAGACGATTGACTTACCTGTACTTTACGCACGAGAACAAACCTTGATGCAACGTGTACATGAAGAGTCTAATGGATACCAAGCAGACGCATTCGTAACATGGGGTGGACGATGAATATCTTAGATAAAGTAATCGGTTGGGTTAACCCAGAACGAGCCCTAGAACGAATGGCTGCACGTGAAGCACTTCGCCAATATGACGCCGCATCAATGGACAGGCTGAATAGTGATTGGCAACCGGCATTTGGTACAGCTGAGCAACTTGCCACAGGTTCACGTGATATTATCCGTGGACGTGCAAGAGCTGCCGAGATGAACAGTGACTTAGCTGAGTCTGCAGTTATTGCAATCTTGCGTAACGTAATCGGACCTGGTATCAAACCACAAGCTAAGGTGCGTCATAAAAGCGGTAAGCTTAACAATCAACTTAATAACAAGATTGAGCGTGCTTGGGCGAAATGGACGGAAGCCAGTAATGCAGATGTGCGCGGGCTATCTAACTTCTATGAGTTGCAAACAATGGCACTACGTAGGATGTTATACGATGGCGAAATTTTAGTAAATAAGACAGCACAAGGCGATTACCTTCCCCTTGCTATCCAATTAATCGAGGCGGAGAACATAGGTGCCATAGACATCAAATATGGCGATAATAACATCATTAGTGGTGTTGAGGTAAACGAATATGGGAAGCCTGTGGCTTACCATGTTAGCCAAGCAGACCCTATGGGTGTAAGAACCTTTGAAGCTATGCGGTTAACCACAGACCAAGCGTTCCTATTCTTCAAACCAAATCGTCCAACACAAATTCGTGGTATGAGTCACTTGGCGTTAGTCTTACGTCGGATCCATGATATCGATGAGTACATGGATGCAGACTTAATCGCCGCACGTGTATCAGCGTGCTTTAGTGCTTTCATCACTTCTCAGAATTCTGCTAGACAAACTGGAATGCTTCCTCGTGATAGTAAAGGCAGACCTAGCATAACAATGGCACCAGGTATGGTTAGACACCTAAGCCCTGGTGAGTCCATTGAGTTTGCAGACCCTAAGCGTAACGCTGGTACTGCAAGCGAATACTCGGCAACTCAGACTCGGAGAATTGCCTCCGGTCTTGGTATGAGCGCTGACATCGTAGCGCGTAATATATCTGGTAACTTCTCGGCTGCACGTCAGAACCTGTTAGAGGACCAAAAGACGTTTCGTCAATTACAAGAGTTTGTTATCGCACACTTCTGTATGCCAATTTGGAGAGCCTTTATTGATGCACTCTACTTAACTGGTGAACTACCTTCGGATTACCTAGCGAACAAAGACAAATACCAAGAGGTATCTTGGCTTGCTCCAGGGTGGTCTTGGATTGACCCAGTAAAAGAGGTTAACGCCAATAAGGAAGCTATCAAGTCTGGTCTTACAACCTTAGAGGATGTGTGCGCAGCATCCGGTCGTGATTGGGAGGAAGTTCTTGAACAACGAAAACTCGAACAGGATAGGGCCCGTGAGCTTGGGGTGTTACTTGATTATTCCAGTGAGTTGCAACCGCTAACGATGGGCGATGATGACACTACACAGGAAGGAGCTGATGGCTAGTAATGAGTGAACATCAAAAGCGTAGTGTTCTTGGTAATTATTGCCGAGAAACTACTATTGACCACGTCGATACCGATAGTCGGACAGTAGAATTATCATTCTCTTCCGAAACGCCATACGGCCGTTGGTTCGGCGATGAAATCCTTTGCCACGACGAAGGGTGTATCAACCTTGAGCGCTTTAATAATGGCTTAGGCACGGTATTGTTTAACCATGATCGTGATGCGGTTGTTGGTCATATCGAGAAGGTATGGCTAGAAGATAACCGCGGTAAAGCGCTAGTACGCTTTGACACAGATGAACAATCCGAAACAATATTCCAAAAGGTACAGTCCGGTACGCTACAAGGGGTAAGCGTTGGGTATTCAATCAAGCGATATGAAGTGCTTGATGACAAAGATTCTGTATCCAGTAATGGCAGATTCAAAGGCCCTGACACATATGTAGTAACTGATTGGGAACCTTTAGAAATCAGCATTGTATCTGTTCCGGCTGACGCTACTGTCGGTGTAGGACGCAGTGCTGAAGAAATTCATACAAGTATTGACACACAGGAGGATAACACACGTATGGATCCAAAAGAAATTTTAAAAACTGAAGAAGTAAAATCTACAGAACCAGTAGAAACAGGTTTGACACAAGCAGACCTTCAAAAAGCTATGGAACAAGAACGTAAACGCACTTCCGAAATTACTGCATTGTTCCGTGACTTCGATGTAGAAGGTGCTGACGAAGCAATCGTAATGGGCGTATCTGTTGACGAAGCTCGTGCAATGGTAATGGACCAATTACGTGCACGCAATAAAGGCGTGTCCGTAACAATGGGCGAAGCTGAAAGCGATAAGTTCCGTGCCGCTGCACAAGACGCAGTATTAATGGCAGCAGGTATTCCTGTAGCAGATGCTGCACCAGGTGCTAATGAGTTGCGTGGCTATTCCATGATTGAGTTGGCTCGTGAATCCTTACAACGTGAAAACGTGAAAGCTAACTTTGGCGATAACATGGAATTGGCTCGTCAAGCTATTAACTCTACATCCACATTCCCAGCAATCATGTCCAATCTTGCTAACAAATCTGTAATGACAGGCTTCAACGAAGCAGAAACTACATTCCAAATTTGGGCAGGCAAAGGCTCTAACCGTGACTTCAAAGAAGCTGCACGCGTAGCATTATCCGAAGCAGGTAACCTTGAATTAGTTCCAGAAGGTGGCCAATTCCAACAAGACTTCTTAGGCGAAGCATCTGCTCGTACTAAAGTGGCTACATATGGTAAGTTGTTTAGCTTAACTCGTCAAGCGATCATCAATGATGACTTGGGCTTGTTCTCCAAAATCGCTACTAAATATGGTTCCGCTGCTAAACGCTTGGTAAACAAAATGGTGTATGCGCAATTAACTGGTAACGTTAAAATGCAAGACGGTGTAGCATTGTTTGACAACAAGCACGGTAACGTAGCAGGTACGGGAGAAGCATTATCTGTTAAAGCAATCGCGAAAGCAATTACTGCTATGCGCCGTCAAAAAGGTATTACAGGTGAAGCAACTCTTAACATCACACCTAAATACTTAGTAGTTCCTCCAGAACTTGAAATGGTTGCATACCAAATCGTTAACTCTACTGCAGCAGTAGACGGTGTAAACTCCGGTGTAGTTAACCCTTATAAAGGTCGCTTCGTAGTTGTAGCAGATGCAGAATTAACTGATCCAGATGCATGGTACTTAGTAGCTGACGCAACTCAACATGACACTATTGAAGTAACTTACTTGAATGGCGTTGAAACTCCACGTCTTGAAACTCGCCAAGGCTTCGATGTAGACGGTATCGAATACAAAGTAGCATTTGACTGTGGCGTAAGTGCTCTTGACTTCCGTGGTGTATATAAAAACGCTGGTAAATAATTAGGGGGATAAACACATATGGCAAAATTCGTATATGAAACAGACCGCATCAATTATGTGGCAACAGCAGATATTAAAGCCGGTGACATTGTAGAAGCTGGCGCACTTCATGGTGTAGCGGTAACAGATATTAAAACCGGTGAAACAGGTGCATTGAAAGTAACAGGCGTATTTAAAGTAGATGCTAAAAAATCTGATACTTACGCGGTAGGTGACGCAGTGAACTTCGCCGATGGTAAAGCTGCTAAAACTGGTGGCAAAGCATTGGGTATCGCAGTAGAGCCTAAGACTGCAACACAAGATACTGTTACAGTAATGTTGAAAAACTAATTATTGTATTTTTAATGAAACGCGGGCCACATGGTCCGCGTTCACTCTACGAGGTATAACATATGCTGACCTATGATGAAAGCGCCTTACTCGATGTATTTGGCGAAAAAATAACATATGAAGGTAAGCAGATTAAGGCTAGCGTAGAAATCGGTGAGTATGATGGTAAAGGTTCTGGATTCGTAACTGGCCTTGCTGATAAAGCTAAGGTATGGGTTAGAACCAAAGACGTGCCACTACCTAAGACTAAAGATGTAATCTATATCAACGGTAAGAAGTGGTACGTAGATCATATCTCCGATAGCGACGCTAAAATGCATTGTCTTGAAATTGTGGCCAACGTTAGGACGGTAAGACCATGAGTAATTCACCAATTACCATTACTGACACAGCTACTCCGTATCTTGAATATATAGCGCATACTAAACCGGATTGGACTAGGAAGGCTATGAAATCAGTCGGTTGGATGATGCAGAAGGAAATTAAAGCCGGGATTAAATCCGGTTCACCTGGTGGCCATAAATATGCTAACTTCATGCCACCTACGATGAGGGCACAGTTCGAGGCAGCTTTCGGCGCTAAAGTAAGGCGTGCATATCAAGATGGCGGTAAGGCACATAGGGAAGGTTGGGGACTAAAGTCCAGGGCCCAACTTATAGCCGGTGGCGTTAAAGAGACCACAGTCGGATACACACCACTTGGTAAGATGTTCCGAGCAGTTGGGTACCAATATGACGCCAGGTCTCAATCAGTCAAAGTAGGGTGGTTATCATCGTCTGCTAAACGATTAGGCGAACAGATTGAACGTGGTTACACGAAACAAATCACAGAGCCAATGCGTAGGACATTATTTGCCGGTGGCTTTCAACTTGCTAAGGGAAAAACATCATTTAGGATTAAACCTCGTAAAACGTTTGGTCCGATGAGAACAGCCCTACAGCCTAAGTTGGTACCTTACCTAGAGTCTAAAATCGGTGAATATGCACTAGGCAAAAGCACTCAATTCGCATCTAGCAGGCGAGCATATAAAGTGAGGTAGCAATGCAAACTATTCCACTAGCGGTCATTGCTAACAGATGGGCGGAAGCGGTTAAGGATAATCAGAAGATTACCGACTACTGCATGGAGCACTTCGGAAAGGACCTTGGTATTTACATCGGATATGATGACGCCGGGGCTCCTCTTGAAGAGGATTGTCCGTGTGTCATTATCATGATGGATAACAAGTCTGAGGGCTTGGCTAGTTCTTATTCTTACACTCTACAACTTGTATGGGGGATAGTAAGAGCTGAGGCAGAACGTGAAGGACGTGTAGTGAAATACACAGGAGCGTTCGAATGTGACGAACTTGGCCAATTACTCATCGAATGTATCATGGCAGTTAACCCTAACTATCCTGTCATTAACATTGACTATGAAACAGACAATATCTCGTGGCGTCCGGTGTATCCGGGTAAAGCCACACTCACTATAGAAATACCGCACGTAATTGGCGGTAATGTTGAATATTAGGAGGATTAAACATGGCAGTTGCTAAACGTGCACAAGGTGCACAATCATCTCTTACAATGGCCTTTGAAACTGACTTCGGTACTACACCATCTACTGGTGGTGTGATAATGCCTATTATCAGTTCTTCCTTGAAGGCTAGCCAAAACCTTAACGACTCCTCTGTAATTCGAGGCACTCGTAATCCGGCGGCACCTAGTCGCGGTAATATCGATACATCCGGTAGCATTGTGCCACCAGTTGATGTATTGGGATTTGGCTATTGGTTAAAGCTAGGCTTTGGTGCTCCAACTACAACAGCACAAGGCTCCGGCAAGAAACACGTATTTAAAATTGGTCCAGATATGCCATCTGCTACTTTTGAACAAGGTTATAAGGATATCAGTACTTACCAACAATTCAGTGGCGTACGTATGAATAAAATGTCCTTAAACTTCGGTGGTGACTCTGAATTAACTGCATCTATCGATGTAATGGGATGTAAGGAAACAATGGCAGCAGTACCATTCGATACAGCACCTAAATCCATTGTGTTTACTCCCTTTGAAAACCTTGAAGCCACCATAAAAGAAGGTGGTGTAACTGTAGCTAATGTATTATCTATGAGCCTTGATATCGACTTTGGCCTAGATGGTGACTCTTATGCTATCGGTGGTAAAGGCTTCCGTACATACATTGATACAGGTATTATCGGCGTATCCGGTACTATTAAAGCATTCTTCCAAAATATGGACCTTTTAAACAAGGCCGTAAACGGTACTGAATCTAGCTTGGAATTAACCCTTACTAAAGGTACTAACTCCTTGACTATTAAGCTACCTGAGCTGATTTACGAGCGTAACTCACCAGGTATTGATGGTCCTAAAGGTGTAAATATCGAACTTCCATTCAAAGCATATTATGGCGATGACGCTGGTCAATCTGCAGTAGTATTTGAACTGGTTAATAGCCAAGTTTCTTACTAATCTAACTCATTTAGGAGGTAACTATGAATATTCAAGGTAAAGAATTAAAACCAAGAGCCCTTACATGGACTGAACGTGATGCATTAATCAAAGCTGGTTTAGACTTCGTGTATTGTCCAGTAGATGTTGATGATCAAGTGGCATCTATTGTCCGTAGTCGTGATATTATGCGCTTCATCTTAACTGATGTATACGAACTCACAGACGAACAACTCAATACTGTAAGCGATAAGGAAGCAATGGACTTCGCCGGTAAAGTCATTACATTAACTTATCAACTACAAGAAGAAACAGAAAAAAACTAGAAGAGGCGTGGAGGTGGATGTCCTCGGATAAGCCGAAGTACTGCAAGGGATGTAAGGAATTACAAACTGCTACAAAGCAGTCCTTCGACTGCTCCGAGTGTGACTTTAACCCACCACGCCTATTATTCGGTTCAAACCTGGCTATGAAACTGTATAACCTATCACGCAGTCAAAGGATTTACCACTCAGGCGGACTAGCTGGGTTTGACTATCCGGCTATACGTACAGTGGCCGAGATAAATAACATTAACCTAAATCCGATGTTATTTAGTCTAATGTGGATATTAGAGGGTTTAGAAATGGAGGCGATGAATAAGGATGTCGAATAACGTAGTAGATATCATAGTGCAACTGACCGATAAGAACGCTCAAACCGGTTTGGAGAAAATCGCCGCTACCTCTAAGGGAACAGTTGCAGAGCTTTCAAAGTTAAAGAATGAAATGTTTGCCATTGGTGCGGGTGCCGGCATTGCCGGTCTAGGTTCTAAACTCGCAAAAGAGGCACTAGCTTGGAATTTATCAGTAAAGAAAATGCAATCCTTAACGGGTGCCACTGCTGAGCAAGCAAGTACATTCCTCTCCGTTGCAAACTATATGGGTGTGGCTACTGACGTTAGTACTGTAGCGTTCGCTAAATTTGCGAAGGCTGTATCTAATGCACAGGATAAAATGCAAGTTGCATCCGCAGAAGGAAAACTAGCTACTGATATGTTCAGTCGGCTAGGTATTAGCATTGATCAGATTGAGGGAAAGAATACCCTCGAAGTATTCAAAGTCATTCAAGACCGATTACGGAACATGAAGGATGGCGCCGAAAAGACACGGATTGAGATGGAGCTATTCGGTAAAACCGGATACCAACTTCATGGAATGCTAAATATGTCAGCAGACGCCATGAAGCAAGTTGAGGACCGTGCAAGGGCAATGGGGTTAGTCATTGATGACGAAGCTGCTAGAAAGTCCGCTGCCTTTAATCGTCAATTGAAAGACATGGAACAGACCGGCAAGCGATTGGCTATAATGATTGGCCAAGAACTTTTACCGGTGGTTATGGAATATGCACAAGGTGCAATCAACCTAACAAAGTCTTATAGCAATCTAGCTACAGAACAAAAAGAAGCTATCTCTGGTCTTATTAAATTTGGCTTAGAAGCTACTATAGTAATCACAGGAATTCAATCCGTTACAAGTGCATTGAAGTTCATGCGATTGGCTACTATAGCAGCCGCAGGACCTTGGCTTACATTGGCGACTGTAGCGGGACTTGCAGCTAAGAGCATATATTCGGCGGTATATGCATCTAAGACAGCGGGTACAGACCTAGGTGTTGATGTTAATGGTCTTAGAGCTCATAAGAACTTGAACGCACCTGGTACGAATTCCGCATACATGGCTAACCATGATGGGCGGTATTGGGTTGAGGATAGTTCATTCTTTGGACTAATCAAGAACGACCGCTTAGCTACTAAAGAAGAAGGCGCTCAAATCGACGCTGCAATTAAGGCTAAGGACGCTGCAGATGCTGCGAAGAAGAAAGCCGAAGAAGAGCAAGAGCGACTTCAAAAAGAAATTGACGATGCTAAGAATGGACTTACTAATAACGATGTACTTAATAAGTTAGGTGGCGACCTTTCAGACGGAGCTAAGGCACAAGAGAAGGCGGCAAAAGAGCAAGCGCAAGCGGCAGAAAAAATGTCGCAAGCAGCTGACCGATTAACCGACCTTATTAAATCCTTAACGCTCCAATCATTGGAGATTGATGGTAGCCAATATGAAATTGATAAGGCGCAAGCTAGAAATCAATATGACTCTAATACTAAAAACATACTTAGTATCTTACAAAGTGCTGCCGGAATAAGTAGCTCAGGTAGTGCCTCTGGTGTATTAGATGCTGCTAATGCGCAATTAGGTAAAGCTTATGTGTTAGGTGCAGACGGCGAGTGGGCCACAGATTGTGGCAAGTTATTCGCAGATAGTGTAAAGGCCACGTTTGGTAAAGACGTACCTAGATACGTTCCATCTATTATGGATGCAGCAGCAGAAGCCGGAGCATGGCACCCAGAAGGTGATGGATATGTTCCTAAAGCCGGTGACGGTGTAGTTGTACTTGGTGATAACCATATTGTTATCGCAGATGGTAATGGTGGCTATACAGGCGCTAACTCTAGTACAGGGGTAGTTGCTAAGCAGTCTATTACAGGTGACTTTGGAGCGATTACAGGTTATGTAGATACATCTAAACTTGCCGGTATATCTGGAGGTAGTACTTATTCACAAGCAAATGCTAAAGTGTTGGCAAGCTCCAACCTAGTAGCAGAAGCTAAGGCTAAGAACGAAGAGGTATATCAAAAGAAACTCGAAGAAGCTGACCGTAATCAAAAGATACGTGTACGCAAGATGAACGAGGAAATCTCGAAGCTTGACCTTGAACGCACAGGCGATCGCTTGCAATTGCTTAAGGCGGAAGCCGAAGCACAAAAGGCTCAAATTGATGATAACGTTCGTGAGTATACAAAGGCAGTAGGCGATAAGACATTAGCTGAAAAGAGAGCTAATGCCGAGAAGCTAAAGATTACTGCTGATACGGAACAGAAAATCAGAGAGTTAGCATATACGCAACTCAACGAGGACTCTGAACATCAATCTAATTTAGTAAGACTTGGACGGATATCTCAAGCGGATGCAGACCAAGTACTTAATGAACAGTTACGAGCATACATCGAATTCGCTCAACGAGAACTCAATGAAGCTCAGCTAAGCGCTACTCAACGCTTACAGATTGAGAAAAACCTAGTTGAAGCTCAGCAAAAGCTATGGGAAGCTGCCGGACGTAATCTACGTACTAGCCTACAAGAAGGCGCTAGACAATACAGTTTACAGGTAGTGAACTATGGTGACCTAGCGAAGTCTACTTTTGATAGTACGATGAGCAGTATCAACTCTTCATTCACTAGCCACTTAGAAGCAATGGCAACTGGTACTGAGTCCTTTGGTAAGGGGTTAAAGAATATCTTTAAGGATATTACAAATAGCATTATTAAAATGCTCGTAAACCTATCATTCCAACAGTACGTACAGCCTAAGCTACAAAGCATATTTGGTGGTATAGCAAATGGTATCGGCGCGATAGGTGCTAGCCGTGGCGGGGTATCTTCGTTTGCCAGTGGTGGTTCTTTCAGTAAAGCATTTACAGGAAATAGTTTTGGTAAGTTTGCAAGTGGCGGTGTAGCTCCTGCGGGTATGACATTAGTTGGTGAGAATGGTCCAGAGCTCTTACAGTTCAACTCCTCTCATCGCATTTACAACGCTAGCCAAACACGTAAGATGATTAGCGGTGAAGGAGCGAATAAAGTAACGGTTAATATCATCAATCAATCTGGCCAACAACTCGATAGCCAACAACAAGAAACTAAGTTTGACGGCGAACAAATGATAGTTGATGTAGTAGTATCTAGTCTTATGACAAACAAAGGAGGTATGCGTGACGCCATTAAGGCGGCCGCAGTATAGGGTATGTTAGAATTTCCGAATATTCGATGGCCTATATACCCCATCGATGAAACAACACCTGATGTGAGTCGTAAGGTTCAGGTAGAAAATATGACGATGCTAACTCATCGCAAAACTACAAAAGCGTTACGATCATATTCAGTGAATTATAAGATACCGACTTCGGAATATATCAAGTTAAGGAATTTCTTTGACCAGGTCAATACTGCAGAGATATTCCTTTGGACACATCCGGAGACACGGGCGAAGGTAAGAGTACGGTTTGCGGACCAGCTCCACTTCTCCGCTAGTGATTACGGTATATGGAATGGTTCTATCCAATTACAGGAGGCTTAGATGTTAACGCTATCAACTGCATCAATCATCGAAAAGAATAAGATATCCTCCACTGGAGCATGGGTGATGGCTATTGAGCTACACCACCCTGAAGGCAATATCCTGCTGGTGAATAACACAGAAGACTTAACCTTAGCCGGTAAGAAGTACACTGCCTTCCCGTTCAAGCTAGAGGATATCAACGAGGACACTAAGCAGATGCCTAACGTTAAACTTTCTGTAGCGAATGTAACCGGTACTATCCAACGGTTGGTAGAAAAGAATAAAGGCCTCACAGATTGTGAGGTCAATATTCGTATATTCAATACTAACTTACCGGACGTCATTGAACTAGAAGAAACGTTCATCATTAATGCATCTCAATCTAAAGCAGATTGGGTAGTGTTCACATTAGGTACAGACTTTTCATTCTCTCGTAGGTTCCCACCTGTTCGAGTAATGAAAGACTACTGTCCTTTCAAATTTAAGTCTGTAGAGTGCGGATACAAAGGGTACGCACAATCATGTAACAAAACTCTAAAACGCTGTCGTGAGTTAAATAACAGCGTTAGATTTGGCGGTGAGCCAACAATACCACAAGGGGGCTTATATGCGTCTAACTCTAAATAACCTAATAGGTACTCCGTGGAAGGAGTTGCCTTGTTGGGAGCTTGTGGTAGAGGTGTACAAGAGAGTTGGTATTCATCTTGAGCCATACGCAACGTATTGGCCAGATATGAACTCTCCTTGGCACGAGGTCAAGGAACCAGAAGTAGGGGACATAATTGTCATGAACCTCTACAGTAATAATGCTGATCATATCGCAGTATATGTAGGCGAAGGTAAGATGATACATTCTACCGAATATGCGGGGGTATGTATCGTACCAATGGACAGATTAAGAAAACGTATATTAGGAGTGTACAGGCATAAGGAGGCTCAAAATGATTAGATTAGTAATTGCTCGAAACCCATTCGACCTTACCACTAGACAAGAGACCCTTGTGCCTTTTGTTGAAGGTAAAAAGCTTAACCAGTATTTCACTGAACCAGGCGAATGGGTGTACTCCATTAATGGCGAGTTGGTAGATGATACCGCATCACCTATAGACGAAGCCTATGTAGTGGTTTTAACTAAACTCGAAAAGCAAGCATTTGCTATCTTGTTATCTATTGGTTTATCAATAGCTACTGCTGGCATTGCCTCTGGTGCGATATTCGGTATTACTAGCGTGTTAGGTCGTACATTAGCGGCAATGGCCATTGGTATGATTGGTAACGCGATCATATCTAAAATAGCTACACCTAAGACTGACAGCTCCAATACCGAGCAGTCCGCTACTTATGGGTGGCAAGGTGCACAGACTGTTATTGGCCAAGGTCACCCATTAGCCATTACCTATGGTAAGTGTAAAAGTGCCGGTATGCTTATATCTCGTCACGTAACGAGCGATGGGAGTAAGCAATATCTCAATCTATTATACTGTGCCGGAGAGGGCCCTATTGACGCTATAACGGACGTCAAATTAAACGGTACCCCTATTGGTAATTACAAGGAAGTTCAACTCGATGTAAGACTTGGTACAAATAACCAAGAGATTATCCCTAACTTTAATGATAACTACGCTGACCAACCATTAACGTATGAGCTTACAAATGACTGGTCTATCCATCAAACGCAAGGTAACTTATCTACAGCGCTAGAGGTTACTATATCACTCCCTAACGGGTTGTATTATTCAAACGACCAGGGCGGATTAAGTGAAACCTCAGTCACTATTGAAGGTGGGTATCGTAAAGTAGGGTCCGCAGAGTGGATACCACTACCGATTAGTAACAATGGTGGCCAAAGTGCCATGCTTGAAAAGACAGATAATCGCTGGTTCAAACGCAACAGCCATTCAAGAACGTCTATCGATAATAGTCAATATACCGGTGTTATCAAGGATAGTTCAAATAAAGCTATCTATCGTGTATTCCGGTTCGATGTAAAGAAACCAGGACAATATGAAGTCCGTATGCGATGTGCACATAAGGACGGCAACTCTAACCGCCATGTGAACAAAGTATACTGGTCACAGTTAACTCAGATTGTCTATGATGATTTCATTCATCCTGGTAAGGTGCTTATCGGTATTAAAGCCCTGGCTACTGACCAACTTAACGGTAATGATCCAAATGTAACATGGATACAAGAGCGTAAAACAGTATGGGTATTTAATACTTACACTGGAGCGTATGAGTCTAAACCGGCTAATAACCCGGCGTGGGCTTGCTACGATATCCTTCATCATTGCCGAAAGATTGGCGATGAGTATGTAGTTAAAGGTGCTCCTCGTGAACGCTTCGTATATGACGCATTTAAGGCGTGGGCTGATAAGTGCGACGAGAAGCATATTACATTTAACTACATTTATGACAATGCGAGCCAAGTATGGGACGCTCTCAAATACGCTGAGAATGTAGGTAGAGGTAAAGTAATACCTTTAGGTACTAGGTTTAGTTGTATTTACGATTATGTTGCTACACCTACACAGTTGTTTACTGTAGGCAATATTAAGATGGACTCTTTCATGGAAGAGTTCCAAGCTACATCATCTAGGGCAAACGCTATCGAGGTATCATTCCTTAACAAAGCCAAGGATTACGAACGTGATGTACTTCCTGTATTCAGTGAAGAGTATGACGTGACTACATCGCTCACCAGTCCTGCGCAAGTTGAACTCATGGGATGTGTGGATGTAGACCAAGCCTACAATTACGCTAAACACTACCTAAGAGCGAATAAGTACGAAGTGCGTACTTGTACCTTCGAGGCTTTCACAGACGCCATAGCGTGCACAATAGGGGATGTAATCCTACTACAACACGATGTGACGGACTGGGGGCAGGGTGGCCGTGTAGAGTCTGCTGTAGGTAATAAAGTAACCCTTGATAGAGAGGTTACTTTTGAGCAAGGTAAGACCTACAGGCTTATGGTACGGAACGCTAAAACCGATGCATTAGAGTCTTATGATGTAATAGGCGTGACTGGTAAAACTGTAACGCTCGCTAATAATGCGGTTATTCAGACAGACGATTTATATACCTACGGTGAAGCAACCAAGGAAGCTAAGCCGTTTAGGGTACTATCGATTAGCAAATCCAATTCTGAAATGACACGTAAGATATCTTGTATTGAATACTATCCTGAGTTGTACGCCGGTGATGATGGATCAGTACCAATCATCGACTACACAACAAAGTCCGATGTGATTAAGGTAATTAATTTAGTATTACTTGCTGACACTAAGACTTTAAAGGACGGTACTGTACTCTGTGATATCAATGGTACTTGGCAACTACCAAGGGGTAAAGTGGCCAAGAATATAATCGTGTATTACAAGCCTGTAACTGCTAAGGAGTGGCAACAGTTCAAGGTATTAGATGGTAGTGCTACTAGCGTAACCATTCCAAGCGTAGCAACTGACGTCAACTACGACGTTAGGATTGTATGTACCAATAACGCTGGCGCTGCATATGAAGGTGTAGAGCGTGCGGTATATGTGAGTGGTAAGGAAATACCACCAGCTACACCTAAAGGATTTAAAGTGACACAGGATGCAGTCAATAGTAGCGTACTTCACTTATCATGGGAACCTAATACAGAGGCTGACTTACACGGGTACACACTATACGATGGTAATGATGTAGTCCTTATTAAACATATAGGCGGTACGTCCTACTCGTACTTCATTCCAAATACTGGTAATTACCAATTCAAGCTATCAGCTGTTGATACATCCGGTAATGAAAGCGGAAAGGCTGAGGCTCGTATTACTGCAACTGTATCCGCTGAGAGTGTGGCCACACCAAAAGCACCGGCACGAGGTGAAGTAAAAATCGGTAAGACGATCGTTGCTGCATGGGACCCAGTAGAGAATACCTACATCGATTATTACGAAGTACGCCTTGATAGTAATGTCGGACAGTCCAATAAACTACTAGCCAAGACTACAGATATCCGCTCTGAAATTAAGTTATCGGCTCGTAGAGGTGCGGTATTCGTTTATGCGCACAATCCTGTTAAAGGATATGGTCCGGCTCTTAGATTAGACTATAACGCGCTAGTCCCTAAGGCACCGACAAATGTCAAGGTAAAAGGCAATATTACAGGAGTGAGTGTAGTCTTTGATAGCATACCGGATACTTGCATAGGCGCTAACATTTACATCGGTACAGAGAAGTATTTCGTTACTTCCAATGTAAATATGATACCTCGTGACCCAGGCATAATTAATGTTAAAGTTGCTTATGTTGATGTGTTTGGTGAGGGCGCATACTCCGATATTATTGGTAGCTCTGTACCGGATAGCATTGACCCGGCTTTAATTAACAAGGAAGCCCTTGGGATTAAGGCTATGGACGATAAGATTAAGGAGCTCACAAAGACTGCTAATGCTTATTCTACTCAAGTTAATAACCTAACCGCTAATATGGCTACTCAATTCAGTCAATTAGCAAATGGCATTGACCTTAAATTAAAAGCATTGAATGGTGATGAGATAATCAGCCGCATCAATCTAAGCTCTACAGGAGCAAGGATTGATGGTAAGCTCTTGCACGTTACTGGCAAGGCCTTGTTTGATGACAATATCATCACAAACAAAATGCTCCAAGCTAACAGCGTAACAGCGCGTAATATGCACGTTGATAGCCTATCATCTATCACAGTTAATACTGGCAACCTAACAGGGGGCTCTATCACAGGCGGTACGTTTAAAAATAGTACGGGCACATTTGAGATAGATCGTAACGGCAATATAAAAGGTGCTAATATCACAGCCTCGCGCATTGACGCTCAGTCTATCATGCAAGCCGGGTTCAAAATCAGAAACATCGACGTGCAAATCTATAAGGTACGTCATGGTGACTGGTGTCCACTACCAGAAGGGTTTAGCGAAGGTCAATGTACGTTTATTCCTGTTGGTTATAAAATGACAGAAGATTATAGTGATGTAACAGGCGGTACTAGAGATGGTCGAAAAAAATGGGATATCGCTAATGGGCGAAGGATTGATTATTGCACAATGTATTTCCAGTCTAATATATCGAGCGGATATCACGATACTAAGCCAACCATTGGACTAAATGGTCGCATGGCTGTTTGCCAATCGATATGGTATAGTTATTTCAGCAATCGAGACGATAACGGCTATCATCATCATATCTCCTTTGGGGAACTATACGTTCTCGTCATTGGTAAAAAGTAGTGTTACAAACCATAGATTAGACGATAAAAAGGAGGCTATATGGTCGAACAAGATTTAACACTCTACGCTGGACAAGACTTTAGTATCAGTTATGTTGTACCGCCAGATAGCGATATGACGTTAAGTCAATATAAAGGCGCTTGTAAAATTCGCAAGCGCCCATATGACAATATGATATTAGAGTTACATTCTGTGGTAGAGTCAAAACAGGTAAGGTTTTACATTTCTGGCCAAGAGTCAGCGGATAAGAAAATAAAGGGTGGCGATTACATCTATGACGCGTTCCTTTATAATGATGAACGTTGGATAAAACTTGGCCAAGGTACGATTACGATCGTGCCAGACATTTCAATGCATGATTAAAGGGGAGGTAACTTATCATGGCTGAAACAAACAATACTTTAACACTCAAATTTGACAAGGAAACTACATTACCGTTATTAGAGGGTTTAGGCAAATCTGCTTATGCTATCGCAGTGGCTCACGGCTTTAAAGGTGATGAGCAAGCATGGTTAGATAGCTTACGTGGACCTAAAGGTGATAAAGGTAGCGCGGAAGAGACGGCTCAAATATTAAAGCAAGATGGTGAATTTCTCAAAAGCGTAAAAGGTCCTAAAGGTGATGCGGGCAGTGCTGAACGAGCAGCGGAACTCTTGAAAGGTAAAAACGTGTACTTGCCTGATGCAAGCGTAGATACAGTACTTACTAAATTGGTAGAGCTGTTAGGCGATACTATCCACGTAGAATTCAAACAGCTTGAATACTTCCAACCAGTTGAAGGTCAAACTTTCTTAGACCTCAAAGGGGAACCACACTTTAAGGTCTCCGTTGACGGCGGGGATAAGAAAGAGTTTGTATCTGACAATATGCGAGTTCAAATCAAAGCATTTGGCCAAGATGATATCAAAGTATCTTACTATGACCTTGCAGACCGTGAAGTAGGTGTTATCTCCATTAAAGGTCTTGAATCTACTACAGCAGATGATACTTACACAGATGCAACAGGGGCGAAATTTACTAAATACGGTAAGAAATTAGTATTGAAATTAGCCGACTACAACAACAGGTCTTTTAATTGGTTAGGTAAATGGACTAAAGCCGATATTGATGTACTCGAAATTATCAGCGATACGCAAAAAACAATGCTTGATATAGATGAAACCACTAAAAAATATGACGGCTTAACATTTATCATCAAAAACCCTCGCAATGTGAATTTAGAAACTAGTGCTAACCAAGGGACTGTATCCATTACAACCGATGAGAGAAGCGTAAGAGTAACTCTTAAAGCCCATATGGAATGGAATGGCGGCACATACGAAAGCGAACATTTATAATCCATACTTAGTTAGCACAGAGTAAGGGGAGGTGCATATCATCTGGACATGGCAATTTGAATTGAACGACTTGCTTACGACATTAACTATCGTAGGCATAGTAGCAGGTGCAGGATATCGGCTTCTGATAGTACCTCTATTAGACCGTCTGGAAGCACAACGAAAACAAGATAGCATAGAATTCACAGGCAAGTGGAACGCATTGTTTGATACACTAGGCGAACTAAAGGATGAAATGAAGCAGTCACGTACGGAGCGTACTGAGTCAGCAACCACCTTTATGATGTTAACCACTAGACTAGAATCTATGGAAAAGCGAATTAATGAGTTAAGGGAGGAATTACATGATCATACCGCCTCGGCTCATGGACAGCGCTAAGAAAGTATTCAAATCTGTTAGGGTGGCCAACATCCACCCTACAGGTGTATTAGCGACGAGGGCATTAGTCCTCGTCATGCTAGTACCTATATTGTTAGTAGTCATCGAATACGTAATGGCATTTGCCAGTGGGTATGTATCCGATGAAACAGGGAAATTAATTAGCACAGGTATTAATATTATTGACCATATCTTTATTCCGTCTGTACTAACTGCCCTTGTTGGGTTCTTAGCACTTTGGATAGATAGGGACAATAATGGTATACCTGATAAGCTAGAAGGGAGTAACAATGAAAGTATGTATCAATCCGGGTCACGACGTGAACCTTGATAGTGGTGCAGTTAACCCTCGTACTGGACGTCGTGAATGTGACGTCGCACTCGAAGCCGGTCAACTTCTCCAAACATACCTTAATCAAGCCGGATGTCAAACTGTGCTTGTACAAGACGATGACCTCGGTTACGTCTGCCAAGTGTCTGATGATTTTGATGCGGATATCTTTGTATCTATCCACTGTAATGCGTTCAATACTCAGGCACGTGGTACTGAAACACTGTATAAGTCCTTTAATGGCCAACGATTGGCGAATGATATTCAAAGCCAAATCATCCGCAGCATTAACACCGTAGACCGTGGTGTTAAGAAACGTGATGACCTTTGGGTACTTAACGGAACTAACGCAGTGGCCGTGTTAGTCGAAATGGCATTCATCGATAATGACGATGATTTGGAAATGCTTAATAACGACTTAGATACTATCGTTCGCGCTATTGCTAGGGGGATCACTGACTACGCAGGAGGGGTATGATGTATGACAAAATCAAAGTTTTACTTAATAGCCTTAGTTACCGCCATGCTGTTATCGGTGGTATTGTGCTCCTATCCGTCTTTTGCCTCTGGTATATCTTCCACCAGCCAAGCGGAGCAGACTATCAGCGTACCCTTAACGCAGTGGAACGAGCTCAAAAGCAACAACGAGAAAGCCTTGAGCTTAATAGAGACATCCAGTCTTCCATTGAACGAAGCTCAAAGCTTAGTCATGAAGCAAAGGGAAGAGTTGAACGAAGCACACAATATAATCACGAAATTGGAGAACGAATTACAAACAGCCAAGGTGGACTTACTGAAGCAAGAAGTTACCTTGAACGAAATGCAGAGCTCTTTAGACGTATTGAAGAACAAAGTCGAGAACGACAAGAAAACTATCAAACGTCTACGGATGCAACGCAACCTATCCCAAGTGATAGGGGCGGGAGCGATAATCGGAATATCGATTCGACGATGAAATAGAGGTGATCCAATTATCTCCATAGCGTGTAATGGTGGATACACGCACTAATAGCTAAAAGAGCCTACTAACTTAGAAAATATCTAGGTCAGTAGGCTCTTTTTTTTTGTAAAAATTACTAAAAAACTATTGCATATAACACGGAACCGTGTTATAATATAGACATAGGGAAGGAGGTGATGCCATTGAAGAAGGTAAGGAAGAAAATAAAAAAGTGGCTACCGATAATAACAGCATTTATCCAACTAGCAATCGCGATAATACAGTTATTAAATCAGTAACCACAGGGGCTCGAAAGAGCCCCACTCTTCCTAACCATTATAACAATGGCGAGCATATGATTTCAAGATTAACTTTAATAATTAGCATTATTGCCTTTGTATTATCTGTGTTTAATCTATTAGTAATATTAGGAGTACTGTAATGAAACTAGAGGATGTAATGACCACACAAGAGGCTGGTGAAAGATGGAATGTACCGGCTGATTCAATTAAGCAATGCTGCTTAAAGCGATATGCAAATAAACAATTTACCGATGACGAAGCTAGAAAATCAGGGAAGAATTGGCTTGTAACACGCCATGGAATGGAACGACTATATGGGGAGGAACCAAAAATGTTAAAAGTTATTAATTGCACATCTAATTTACATCAAGTAATGGGAACAGTTGAAACCTATAAAGAAGCATGGGAAATGATATATGATCGTGAAATGCAACAGTCCCCTTGTATAGGAAAGTGGGATAAAGCGCAATGGGAAGAGTGCGATATGCAAGATGAATTCCCTGATTTTAAATGGCCTGAAGGTGTTGATTATGTTTGGACTGCAGATTGGATAGCAGAAGTTATCCTCGACCCGGTTGAATATAACGAAGAAGGTGTAAGAAGTCTTATTGATGATTTGTTGTTGTCTTACAAAATTGAAGAAATTGATTAAATTTATATAATAGTATATATTATATAAATCGTTAAAACTTGTTATAAGTTTAGAACGTTGCTCAACTGTTACTCAACCTTTTAAAAGTTTTAACGCTATAAACTCAATAATAATAAGGATTTTTAGTGGTGATAGAATTGTACTCCAAATAATACATACAGTTCTACAAATGCACAAAGCACAGTACT